TTAAAGAATTTTAATGCTCTGTATCTGCTGGTTGTCCCTCTCTCGCATTTTCTTTGTGACGTGAAGATATATCTTTTTAGTAATATGAGAATCTTCATGTCCGAGACGGCGGGAGATTGTTTCGATGTCTACACCCTGTTCCGCCAAAAGAGACGTATGGGTGTGACGAAGGGTGTGAGGGGTGATCGTGCGCCCTAATGCCTTTTTAGATACCTGGTTTAACTGGTAACGATAGGTAGGATAGGCCAGAGGGTTTCCCTCCTGCTGAAAAACCAGATCATTTCCGTAAATGAGCTTATTTGCGAGTGCGCATTTTTTCAATTCTTTCGCGAGAGCAAATAACTCGTCCTGAATGTACACACGTCTCTTTGAAGAACGTGTTTTCGGTGAACTGCTAAGTTTGTTTATGTAATCATAATTAGTAGAAATGATAATATAGCGGTTCTTCAAATCAATATCATTTGCTGTAAGCGAAAGAGCTTCTCCAATTCTGGCACCGGTAAGGACCAGGAAGCGGGTAAGCGTTCGCCATGGTTCTTTTTTCATTTCCTTAAGAAGTTTTGTAACTTCGTCAGATTCAAGATATTTTTGTTCAATGTCTTCATCGGTACCTTCGAAAGAAGATTTCTTTTCCAATTTGTCCAGGTAAGACTTATCTTCGATATAGTCATTTTTAAATCCCCAAATTATCATTCTTTTAAATACAGAGATTCGCCCGGCAGCAAGTTCAAGATCTTCGCCAGGATCAACAATATGTTCCCTGACATAACGGGCAGTAAGTTTGTTTGCAATACAATCTGCTCCTAACATTTCCACAACCTTATGACTGTTCCGTTTTTCAGAGATATAAGAACTCTCTTTCCAGCGTCTTCTTTTGTCAGTTAGCCATTTTTCTCTGAGTTCGGCAAGAGTGATATTAGAAACAGTCCTTGCATCCAGTAAGGCATCTATTTTTGTGAGAAGTGCTCGCTGAGCGGACTTTCTGGCCTGTGCGGTATTTTTCTCTGTGGTGATAGAAACCTTCTTTTCCTTGCCTGTTATCGGGTCTGTGTAGCGTTCTACATGCTTATACTTGCCGTTCTTTGTTTTCTCAGTCCACATATACATCATCCTTTCATAAAAATGGGTATAAAAAATACACCCTGTTAAAAAATCGGATGCTGTGGTATAATCTAATTGTTGAGGTTAGGTTATACGTCAGCATCCATGTTGACAGGTAATCTATGAGAAAGTCCGGTGTTACCAGCACTGGACTTTTTATTTAATTTTTGAATTGTGCCGGCACAATTAATTTTGTTGCAGTATAGGCTTTTTCATCAAAGCAAAAGCAATAAAACATAAAACAGATTGTATCATTACAAAATAGCAGTAAAGAGGAAACAGTACAGCAGAAACAGCATAAAGGATAGCCGCTGTTAAAGTTAGTCCTCTGCGGTATGCAAATAAAGCAGCAAAATTGAAAATTGTCGCGATAATTGCAACGATAACATGGGGAACAACTAGAAAAGTTGCAATACCAGCACCAACTTTTTCAAATCCGGATGTACCACTCGTAGCGGTACTCCAATAAATAATACTATATAAAGAATATGCAAATCCCATAAGGTGAGAGATGAATAAACAAACCATAGCAGGCATATTACGTTTGCCATCCGCATTTGTGTGGGAAGTTTTTTTCACAATTTGTTTCTTATGTTCTACTGGACAGCCACAGTTTGGACAAGCTACGGCCCTGTCCGATATTTCCTTTCCACATTCTTCACATTTAATAAGTGCCATATCTTTCCTCCTTAGTTTTTATCAAATCTTCAAGTTTTTCTCTATCCCAAAGTAATACTTGATTGCTTTTAGCTAATTCTTTTGCAGATTTTGTAAAATGTTGATTTGTCAAAACAACAGCAACATGACAGTTATAAAAGGTTCTTCCAGCAAAAGCCTCTTGGACAGCTTTATTTCCGATATCAGACGAATAGCATTTACACTGAATACCGTATTTAATACCATCCTTATATGCCAAAATATCAAGTCCTTGGTCCCCACTACCTTTTGTTACCTCTACATTATCATAACCATTTCGAGCTAGAAGTTCGGCACAATAATGTTCAAATGTATGTCCATCCATGTTGTCGAATGGCTGATTTAAATTGTAGTATGGTTCAGGCTCTGAGTGATATGAAGAATGATGATAACGCTCAGAAGATGAAGAATAGTTCATAGAATGTTTATTAGGCGAAATGATCCATTTACACCATGCTAGAACGGCACTGCAAGAGTCGATTATCCATCCGATTCCGAAAAGTCCTATGGTAAAGAAATATAAAAATCCCATACCGATTTTTCCATCCATAAACTTATGAACTCCGAAAGGACCAAGAAATATAGTGACAAGCATTCGTGTTGTAGGTGATTTCATTAAATCAATCCTCCTATATGTATTTTTATAATATTATACAACAAAGAGAAAATAATTTATATAGTATATATAAATTTATTCAATTCCATAATTCATATCCACAACTCCCAATGGTTCAAAAAAGATCATGTAATTATCTATTACAGTGTATTTCCCGTATTTTAAGAGATAGGCATCCAGTGCGTCTTTTAAAAATGTTTCCGTAACATCCAGATGCTCTGCCATTTCGTGTAGATTCCTACAGCCATATTGGTAGGCGGATAATATACCGGATAAACCAATTTGTTTATTGTAAGCCCACATCCGGGCTTTTCGTTCTTGTTTGATATTCTCTGTTTTACTCTGATCTAATATGTTTCCTGCACTTGTATAATGATGTCCTAACTCTTCGGCAAGGACACAGGCTTTTTCGATGGCTGTGTCAATATTTTCTCCAATAGCAACGACTCCATCACAATATAATCCTTTGATATTATTACTTTCAAATGGATAATCAACAACATCTATACCGTCCTTGCAGGCTTCATCTTGTAACTTCTCATATGTATTCATAGTACACCTCCCACTCTAGCATATTGCATTAATTACCTTACTTACGTTTATTTTTAACAAATTCAGCAAATTGACGGATTTCGTTTAATTCGTCTTCTGTATATTCGTTGCCGTCAAAATGAGCAGCAATGGTAGATGCTTCATCTTGATTATCGTCAGCTAGATAATCAATAGAACATCCTAAATAAGAAGAAAGCTTTTTCAATGTTGAAAGCTTAACGTTATCTGTTCCCTTACTATAAAAGCCAGCTATGGTTGTATATGGAATACCGGATTCTTTTGACAATATAGATTTGTTAATTCCCTTTTCTGCCATTAAGGCATCTAACTTATCAGTAAATGACATGATACTTACCTCCTGTTAACTCTTATTATACATAGAAAATTAACTTTGTAAAGTAAAAAATTACCCCATAAAGTAAAAAAATATAATTTACAGGTTGACAAATTACCCTGTAACGTATATATTAGAATCATAAATTACCCTACAGGGTAAAAAAGGAAGGAGGGAGAAAGATGTTTCCGAACCTGAACGCAGAAATGGCCAGAGCGAAATTAACAATAAAGGGGCTATCAAGAATTACAAATATAAATTATGAAACCCTTAAGTTGAAATTTAGAGGGATAACAGAATTTAAATTGTGTGAAATGATAGAAATTAAGCATAAAGCTTTTCCTGGAAAGACTTTAGATTATTTATTCGAAACAGAAGAACCAGAACGCAAGAGCAGTTAACATAATGTAGAGCAAAGAAAGCAGGACAGGAGGAAAAGATGGTTGTAAAGAAAAGTAAAAGCAGAAAATCTGGAAAAAACAAGATAACAATTATGGCTAAAATTTCAGAAGGCAAGGATAAAAGAAAAATGGAGAAAACCATCCAACAATCTATTTTGAAAGTGAGAAGAATGCTGGATGGCGAGTTAGAATTTGAATATGTTATTGCTTTAGACGAGCAATGTACCCAGAAGGCAAAGTGACAGAATCAATCATATCAGTCTCTCCATCATGTGCAGTTTCTACATAATCGAGAGAAAGAGTTTCTGGTTCAGAGTCGTCTTCATCATCAGTAAGTACAGAAATTTCAACATATTCATAACCGTCAGACAAAGCAGACTTTAAAGAATTCATTAATTCAGAAATCTTATAAATAGCCATAATATACAACTCCTTTCTTATATATTCGGGATGATTAACAACACCCGTAATAATATAATAGAGGAAATGTAAAAAAATGTCAATGAAAATATTGGAAAGGGGGGTGAGTTTCATGGAAGGTGTGGCACTTTTAGAAATTGTACATGGACAAATGTATTACTCAAACAATCAGCTCGCAGAGACATTTGGTGTTTCTCTGGGGACTGTCCATCGCAGAAAGGTAGGGATTGAAAAAGAACAGAAGAGATATGGTGATTATGCCATTATCTCTTCCGGAACAAATCTCTATGCTTACATAGATTACGATAAGTATCACAAAGACTTGGAAGACCCGATAATGAGAAAGCACGTTCCGGACTACAATCCAGCAGAAATAGCTGCAGCCTGTGGCTACGGAAAGCGGATTAGGATGCTCAAATAAAAAAATGTGCCTGAGGGAGCGGCAACTCCCGATCGGGCACATAGCAAATAAACCACTTAAAGTATACCTCATGACAGAGGAAAAGAAAAGGAGAAAATTATGATCACAGAAGAAAACAAGTTTTTAGGATTGGAAGAAATCAAGAACTTACTTGAAAAAGTACACGCAGCACAGCAGGCCGGAAACTATGTTATTTTCAGATATAGCAATTATTCAGTGAGTGTGAGTGCTATGAAAGGAAAAGTTTCTGAAAATAAAGAATGGGACAAAAAAATTGAAATAGAAACTTATGCCAGTGACATCACACAAAAATACAATGACTGCATAGATTACCTTGACCAGTTAGCCAAAGAATGAGGTGCTACTATGAAGAAAATTATAGGAAATACGATAGCAATCATATCCTTCCTGTTCCTTCTCTGGGTCTGCGTGAGCTGGATCAATGTCCTGGCACATAATGACCCATATAGAGGTGACCGGAAGTACGCACCAGAAAATGTGTTTGTGGTGATGACGAAGGGATATGAAAAATAAACAAAAAGAAAATCCAGCGAAAATAATTCGCTGGCAGAACGGACAGCTAGAATGTTTCTGTGGAACAATGGCAGAAGCACAAAATTATGCAAAGAACAAAAGTAAAGTGATTAAACAAACCTATATCATAGCATGAAAAAAGAGGAGTCAAACATTTGACTCCTCTTAGTAGCAAATACCAAGATGGTACGCTATAAAACCGTATCTAAAGTGTACTATCTTCTAACCATAATGTCAAGAAATATAATCGGGTGAAAGTCCCGTATAAAGCTTGATAAACGTATTAAAGATAGGACCAAAAGATATGAGTTATACCAAAAATATATATGAATTTGAGAATGCGATAGAGGTAGAAGAAAGACACACCTACAAGTACCGTTCCCCAGGAATGAAAAGGGAGAAGAAAAAGAAACTCACTCCTGCTCAGATGAAAGCTGTTAATCAGAAGAATAAGGAGAAGGCCTGCAGAAGAAAGCTGAGAAAACACTTCGAAGAGAACGATTACTTTGTATGTCTTACATACGAAAAAGAAAAACGTCCGTCCGATATGACAGAAGCGAAGAGAGATTTTTCGGATGCAATGAAGGTAATCCGGAGGGAATACGGGAAAGCAGGATACAAAGTGAAATGGATACGCAACATTGAGGTAGGAACCAAGAATGGATGGCATGTCCACCTGGTAATAAACAGAATACCGGATACAGACTTGATTCTCAGAAAGGCTTGGAAGAAAGGTAAAGTAATTTGCCAACTAATGTATGAAAAAGGTGAATTTAAAGATCTGGCCGCATACATCACCAAAACTCCGGAAACGGATAAACGCCTAAGAGAGACAAGCTATTCCACATCCCGCAATCTCCCTCTTCCGGAAGCAAAGAAAAAGACATATGTCAGATGGAGAACATGGAACAAAATCCGTATCCCAAAAGGATATTACCTTGATAAGGATTCTGTCCATGAAGGAAATAACCCAGTTACTGGTTACCCATACCGGGAATACACACTATTGAAACTAAAAAGGAGAGAATGAGATGGAAGTACATATCTACATAGAGACAGACAGCAAAGCTCCAAAGTTATGTACAAGAAAGTACGGATATGTGCTTGCCTGCATCCTAAAAGGGAAACTAGAAACAAAGCAAGAGTTCAGAGAAACAAAAGGAACATATAACAGAGCCACCCTGGAAGCTATAACGGAAGCAGTAGGCAGGGTAGTAAAACCAAGTGAGATACATATCCATACTGAAAACGCCTTTGTTCTCACGATGCTAGAAGAAAATTTAGACAGATGGGAACAAAATGGATATGTAACCACAAAAGGAGAACCAGTGGCAAACGGAGACTTGTGGAAACAACTGAAAGAAAAAGCCAGGGAGCATCTGCTTTTGTCAGAACCGGGAAAACACGAATACAGTATGTGGATACAAGAACAGCTAAAAAGAGCAACTATAAATCGCTAAAAACCGCATAAATCCCAAATAGGGGAGCGATTTTGAAAAATGGCAAGAAAGAAGTTATCCACAGCATTGTGGATAATGTGGACAACTGATAGAAAGGATGAAGAAAGATGTTTGATAAATTTGGGGAAATGAGCAGCTACAAAGAGATCAACACCCTTGCAGAAAATTTGTTTAACGAGGGAGACCTTAAAAACTTGAAAGAGATGGCAAAAGAAAACGGAATCCCGGAAGACTTCGTAGAACTCTATCTGTCGGGGGATATCATGGAGCTGTGTGACGCCGAAACGGCAGCATACGGAAAAATTGATGTCGAAGTGAAGGAACTGAAGCTAAAAGGAATTATGGAAGACTGGTTGGAATATCTTCGTGTCCAGATTTCGGACAATGATTTACTTGCTCGTCGGGTAAGAATGAAAGATAAGAACCTAAAAGGTTGCATAGCTGCATTACTTAAGTGGTCTTTTAAAAATCAGGTCCCGGTGGATAAGGAGATCTTAAAAGCAGCGGAAGTAACAGCCGGGAAGGTGACACTGGGCATCCCGAACATGGGCAAGGCAAAAGAAATCATCAGAAATTACTATCTGGGAGGCGAAAAAGAGTGAAAAGGGCAAAGTTTTTAAGAATACCCCCAAGCGCATTTACAAACATGAAGAACAAAAAAGAAGTAATAGCAAAAAGCCGAATCCTGGAAGTTGATGGCGAAAAGGTTGTAGAGATTAGCTTGTATTATAAAAAACAGTTAAAGGCTCGCTATTTTGCAGACAAAGAAAATCATTATGCCTGGATCGATAATAAATGGACAACCTGCAGGTTAGATAACGTAGCAAGAACGTGCAAGGGCTTACCCGCTGAAAAAGGACTTTACTATTGGGATAACAAAGGATTTATCTGGGACACAAAAGAGGATAGACAAAGAGCATCAGATTTCTTGGAT